TTTGACCATTTCTATCTGAGCCTACATAACCACCGCCTTTATAGATATTGCCATCTAAAATACTATTGCCATCTATCTCAATAGTTCTACCAAGTATCTCTTCACATTCACCAACTGATATTGCGTAAACAACAAACAAATCTTTTGATCTGTTTTGTGCTGTGTCCATATAAACAATCTGAGCACCAACCCTTCTTGTTCCGTATATGACTGGTATCTTACCACCAGCAGCAGTTTTATTGGCCATGATGTCTTGACCTTTGGAAAGCATTTGCCTTGCTTGTAAGAAGCCTTTAACACCTACAGCAGTGGTGACTGCCATAAAGACCATATTTATTCTTTCTAAGGTTTTAGCTTCACTCCATGCTGTTACTATTGCACCGCCTATCTCCTTAAAAAAACCAACTATAGCATTAAACATTAGCTACCCCACCTTACGTCTGATTTTACTTGTGTGGCAAATTCTAAACCTCTATCACCTGTATAAGCTGATTTTTGAGATTCATCTGAATAATGCCTACCTTTTGTTAAATTCCAATTTGCCCAATGAGAAGCTACTGTCATTGCAAGAACAGAGCTATCTATGTTTTCTGATATGGATACACTTCTAATTTGCCCTGTAAAATAATTTATAGCACCTACTAAAGTTTCACTTTCGTTAAAGTAAGCCAAATATATCTCTACTGTTTTATCTGTAAATGCACCACTTTGCACTAAATTTCTAACTTGATTAGTTACATTTGAAAAACCAAGATTGATTTCATCTATTTGTAATTGACCTGTTTCTGTAACTGAATCTACTGTTAGAAAAGAACCACCAGCTTCATAAAGATTAGAATCATAAGTAACGTCTGAATACCAGTCAGTTAATCTTATAGTTGTAGATAAACCTAATTCAACAAGGAAAGCTGTTTTGGTTTGTTGGGATGATACTTGTGTTTGTAAATCTGTTGATAAGGTTCTTGGCATTATATTATCACCTCTCTAACATCAAATGAAATACTATAAAAACCACTAGCATCTGTACTATACATAATATCGTTATTTTCAAGATATACAGTAAAAGATGGTTTGTTTACAGTTACAGCTTCATTATTTGCTAAAGAGCTAACAAGATTTGGAGATATTTTTACAGCAGCCTGACCACTAGAAGCTGTTACCTCTTCTTGTACTATATAAACCTTAGAATGACCAGCAAATTTTATTAAATCACCTGCTCTTAATGCGTGGTTTGTGTGTGAAAATCCATCCATATTTACAGTATCTACCCCTGCTATATGTGCAGTGTTTACAAGTATGTCCGTTTCGTTTTTACTAACTCCTAAATTATCTAATGGTGCTTGTATTTCAAAATTACCAATAGCACCTTTTTGTTTTTGTAAGAAAGCAAATATTTCCTGTGCTTTCATCTGCTCTAATGGTGGCATTTGCACTGTAAAGGAAAAGTATTGTGCACCTATCTGTCTTGCTGACTTTTTGCCTGATAAAGTTTGATTCAGTAATGTTGGTCTGTTGTCTTTAAAATTTAATGACCTAAAGTTTGGGTCTGTTGGAAATTGTCCCGACATTATACGACCCCCATCTTGCCCTGAGTATTCATGGCATTGTTAATTATTTGTGTTATTAATCCTTTTCTTGATGTTAGCAACTGGTCAAATCCAGCAGCATCAACTGTTGATATGTTGAAGTTTACTGTAGGTGCTGTTTGTTGAGCTTGTCTAGGCTGTGCTTTTGTATGATCTATAACAGTTTCATTTGGATGTAGTATACTTAAAAAACCTCCCTTGTTATCAATACCACCTGCTCTTGCTCCCATCCCTGTAAAACCACCACCTTCATTACTTGGCAATATTGATGGTAAGTTTAAGTTTTCTCTTATTTCAATCTGTCTATCTCTTGTTTTTCCTATAAGGCCACCAAAACCAGCAAACATTTTATCAATTACAAGTTTTTGAATTGCTATTCTAATAAGCTCACGAACAATACTGGTTGCAAAATCTTTAAAACTGGCCTTACCCTTTTCTAAAAATTCCATTGTAAGATTTGTTAAACCATCATAAGACTGTTTCATTATATCGTTAATCTCATCCTGCATTGATTTTATACTTGCTGCAAACTTACCATAACCATCTTCAGCAGCTTTTAAGAATTTTTCAAATGAAGATATCGCACCAAAACCAGTTCCATCTTCTTCTCCTTCTCCTCCATCTCTTCCTAGCAGAACATCTAATATAGATCGAGTCTCTGTTTTTTCTATCTTTTTATCTAAATAAGCTTGAGCAGCAGATGTTACATCATCTATTTTTTTCTTGTTTTTGCTCTTAGCACTCTCAACATCTCCAAGAATATCGAACTCAGGCAAATCGTCCCCAAAACCAAATAAAGACCTAACTTTATTAAATGATTTTATAAATTTATTAAGCTCTTCTTTTACAGAGTTAAAAGCATTTCTAAAGCCCTGTCTAAATGGCAGTATAAGAAGATCATGTAAGAATGTACCAATTCTTAAAAATGCTTCTCTTTTCTTTAAAACAAGGAAGGGAAGCCATTTTTGAGTTACCAGCTTTATAGCGTGTATTATCTCATCTCTAAATATATAAATAGCAGTTATTGCCAAAGTTGCTCCAACTACAAATGCTGTAAATGGATTTGTAGCAGCAAAGGCTAAAAAGGATGTGGTTAATGTACCCAATGCTGTTGAAATAGAATACAGTATAGGTGGTATAGCAACCAATGCTGGTATGAGCAAGGCATCCATATTGTTGGCTAAGTGACCAACAAACTTTGCCATAGTTGAAAACGCTCCAGTTGCATCCTCTATATCACCAATCATAAACTGAAAATTGTTTCGTAAAGCAACTCCAGCTTGACCTAATGTCATAGGCATTTTTTGTATTTCTTCGTTTGTTTGTTTAGTGCCTTCAATAAGAATTGGCATTACTGTTTCGGCTGTTAGTTTTCCAGCATGACCAAAAGCCCTAAGTTCACCAATGGTCATATTTAAACCATCGGCTAACATTTTTGTTAGGATGGTGTTATTTTCCATTACAGAACGTAACTCATCACCTCTTAAAGCACCTGAAGCCAAACCCTGTGCTAACTGTCTAGCTGAGTTATTTGCTTCTTGAGCATGAGAACCAGCAATAATAAAGGTATTTGCCACAGTTTGTGTTGCATCTGCAACATCTCTTTGGGTAGCACCTAGATGCTCTGTAGCTAAAGAAAGTCTTGTAAACAACATAGCAACAGCATCAAAGTCTGACCTTGAATCAGATGCTATTCTTCTCATGTGATTCATAGCAGAAGCTGTTTCAGTTGCACTACCTGTTAAGGCGTTCATTCTGTTTGTAACACCAATCATTACATTGGATGCTTCAACTATCTCTCTTACACTAAATGCAGCAGCAACTACTCCAGCAAGTCTTTTTGCAGCATTTTCTGCTGATTTAGAGTTTTTATTAAAACTATCAAAAGCCTTTTTAGATTTATCATTACCAAATATGGTAAAAAATAAAGATGACTTACCCATTGCTCGCATTGCGTTCTTCCTTTATCTCAAGATAAGCTAACCAACCCTGAAACTCCTCTACTGTAATCTCGTCTATTTCAGCTAGAGTTTTATTTAGTTTTTCAGCTAAAGCATATTTTATGTATAGCTGCTTATCTTTTATTACTTTTTTTTAACTTCTTCCTGCGAAATATTATTCATTATTTCGCTAGATACTCTAATTAATATATCTCTGTCTACCTTCTCCAATAAGGCTTTCTTATCAGCGATAGTAAATAACTTTTCTCCACCTTCGTCTAATGCTTTATAAATTAAAACATAAACCAAAAGCTGTACTTCATCATCTTTAGCCAGCTTCATAAATTTAGAAGTCTCTGAAAGAGTTATGGGTTTACAATAAATCTTTAAGGGATTGTCTTCATCCTCACCCCATTCAGGGACTTCTATAATTCTAGTCTCTAAGCTGTCAAAATGCTTCCTTGCGTTATCTATTACTGACATCGTTTTATACTGTTGTTGTAGTTAAGTCACCAGTACCTTGTACACTTAGTGATGCTTCAACCATCCCATCAAATGAGCCAGTTCTTGAAACACCAGTAACAATAGCTTCGCCACTATAATATGTATCTGAGACACCTGCTGGATATAGATTAATTTCTATCGTATTTCCAACTACAAAAGCACCTTGACCATTAGTGTCGCTATCATCCCAAAAAACATCCAACGAACCTGAGAAAGATTTTAAAGTAGCTATATGAGTTCTGCTTGCATCACCCATAGCTGTATCTTCTACAGTATCACTTGTATGTTCTAAAGAATATGATTTAACTTCACCAACGACATTAGTTCCACCAGTAGTACCTAGCTTAACAACACCATCATTTCCTTTAAATGTTGACATTTTCTTTTACCTCGCCTTTCGGCTTTTTCTTAGAAGAAGATTTAATTTTGTCTTTCGACTGGACTGCTTCTTCCTTCCAACCCATTCCCAACATAGTTTCCACATTTGACTGAGGAACTTCCATTGACATTTTACCATTTGGACTAATTAGTTTCATAATTATCTCCTATACTGCTACGTCAGGATTATTTTCCTTAACATAGTAATTAGTTAAAAAGGTCAAACTCACATATCCTAGTGGTTTTTCACCTTCACCATTAAACTCTATTTCGGTTGATTCAAGGTAAGTATCTTTTGCCTTACCATCAAGCGTTCTATCGGCCGCTATTGCCTGCTCAACCTCTTTACTTATTGTATCAATCGTATCGTCAAAGTCACTAGTTGCTTTAGCATATCCCTCTACAACTACTGCCAGTTCTCTACTCATAACCCTATCAGTACCTATAACAATAGGTTCGGACGTTTCTGATTTTGTATATATTATAAGTGCTGGCAATCTTGCATTTTCCAAAGGATAAACTCTTGACTCATAAACATTAGAGCCAGTTGTTGTTAAACCAGTTAAAGTAGTGCCAATATATTCTCTTATTTGTTGTCTTATATGATTTGCCACTATATTTCCTCTAACATTAAAACAGTAAATCCTGTTCTATCTTTTTGCACATTTACTATTGTATAGTTTTGTGCTGCTTTTAATATATTACCATTGGTATCTTTTACAGCACTAGCATTTAAAACGTCTCCGTAAGATACGTTTGGAATATCTATACTCCTGCAAGTGGCCATAGGTTTTAGTGCTTCAACACCAACACCCAAGTCTTGCTCAACATATTCATTGTCTAATATTATTTTAATATCAGAAGATGTGCCATTTCTTATATAAACAGCATCAATGCCATGCCCATATTCAGTATCAAGATAACCTAACATATCCTCTTCAGTTTCAAGCATGAATTGAGACATTATTCTTCCTCTAAAACCAATGAAAGTAGACCTGTGTTATCAGGCTCTACAGTCTTAACTATAAACATCGTCTCAGGAACAAGAGTGTTCCCTTTGTTGGTTGTTATAGCTTCAACCAATAACTTATCTCCATGAGAAATATATTTTGCATCTGTTGATTTCATTACTGCTCTTGGCTGAAATCCATCAACATCAACAGTTCCGCCACCAATATTAAAATATTCTTGGTCAATTATAATATCAACACCATAAGCATCTCCAGTGTCAATGTCATACCAAGAATCTATAAACCCAGTTCTAGCATCCCATAAGGTGCTTTGAGTTTCAAAGAAAGTGGCTTTTACACCATGCCCTGTTGTTGTATCTACATAAGCATTAAAATCTAAAGCACTTTCTAATGGCATAATTATTTTTTAGCTCTAGTTTTAGGAGCTTTTACTTTAGAAGTTTTCAAGCCTACGCTTCTATCTTCTTTCTTAGCCTTAGGTTTTGCCACATGAACCTCTGCCTTGTTATAACCACAAAGCTCACGACCTATATTTTCAGGCAATTCAACAACATCACCCACATTTACCCTTTTACCATCTGCGATTGTATCGCTTGTTATTAAGTATTTTTTCATATTTAAGGTAGGGGTGTTTCCACCCCCATTCCATTTAAGCATCAGTTAATTAGTCTGAAGATTTACAGAAAGACACCGCATGTCTTACAGCAGTATCAACAGTTTGTAGAGCAACAATTCTTACTCCACCTGAAGTTGATAATGAGTAAGGGTCAACAGTAATGTCTAATCCGCCATACATACCAATTAATAAGTCTGCAAAGTTACCAAAGTAGAAATCACCACTTGCTACTTGATTGCTTCTTACAACATTATAGCCATTCATGCTATTGTCAGGAGAAACAACGAACTGAGCAGTACCTGTGGCCTTTTCAGTTGTTTTTAAAGTACCAAAGTCAGCAGGTCTACAGATGTAACCTAAAGAACCAGTCAAGGCGTTGTCATTAGCAACAGCACTTTCCATAGCTACAATCTCAGCCCATGTTGGGTTAGCAGCAGTGAAAGTTGTAGTGTTAATACCTGAAGTATTAGCGATACCTCTAGGCTGACCACTTGCACCTGAACCAGTTAAAGCACCCAAATCAATAGCAGTAGCTATAGATTTTGTTAAGTCATCTCTGATTAAGTTCTCAACATCTAATGAAGATTGTTGTAGTAATAGTCTAGTTACATCTGTGTGTGCACCAATAACCTTTGGAGACATAGTAACTGAACCAACTTCAATTTCACCACTAACTGAAGGGTCTCCTTCGGGGGAAATCCAACCAACTGTAGTTCCAGCAGTTTTCTTAGGTATTACAACATTTCCTTGCAATCCTCTAAGCATAGTAGCACCAGCTTGCATTACTGATGATTCATTTCTAAGAATGTCAATAAAATCTCCACCCTTGTAATCTTCAGCTATTAAACCAGCATCATTTGTTGTATTTGCAGTCCTTTTGCCCCAGTTGCTTAGAACTTCAGCAGGAAGCATAATACCCTGTGCATCTTTGCCATACTGTCTAGCAGCTTCAGCAGAACATTCAAATTCAAATGAAGCTTCTTCTTGTGCTTTTCTATCAGATGGGTTAGCCATAGCTCGAATCGCTTTTACTAGGCTAAATTCTCTTATTTCTTTTTTAGTCATGCCAATTTCTGAGGGAGTTTCTAATGGTTGATTGTTAGAAATATTTTCTAGCAATACACCTCTAAATTCTTCAACAGAAATACCATCACCAATTGCTTTGTCAGCCAAATCTCTTTTATTGTGTCTAGCTGCTAAATCTATAATCTCTTTTGAGTTTCTTTTAAATTCAGCTTTTGCTTCGTCAATAGTTTGAGTTCTAACTTCGTCAAGATTAATATCTTTATTTTCCATAGTTTTTACCTCTATATTGTGTTTTATATTTTGTTTATCTTTAGAACGACCAACCCCAACAAGTCTTGACTGGTCAGCAGGAACAGATACAGAAGATACTTCCATAGGTGTCCATTGAGCTTTATAGTAAGTCTCATCGTCTTTGTTCATTCTTGTTAATTTATCAACTCTGTAACCAACTGAAATGTTCATTCGTATACCATCAGCTACATCTTCAAATATTTCACGAGCTAAAGCAGATTTACCAAATCTAACTACCGCAGTTGTCCTCTTCGCAGTCTCATCCAATTTGAATTCTTCAATCACACCAATTTGCTTTTCCATATCATGATCAAGTAATAATGGTGCTCTGCCTGATGAAATAAACTCCATGTTTATATCTTCAGCAGAATGTCCTAGCACTTCCATGCCAAAACTACGTTCTACAGGTTCTTCACTAGAAACGCCTATACGAACCACTCTTTTTTCTTCATCAAGGTAAGAATGTTTAGATAAATCAATAGTCCTAAATTTCATAGGCATATCAATTACTTTTCTTTCATCTTCACTTGATTCATCCATAGAGATTTCATCAGTTGTTTCTATTTCATCACCTTCATGTTCTACATCCTCATGCTTCTCAAACTCAACAATAACAGTATTGTCAGTCTCAGTAACATTAAGGATATGTCTATCTTCTTTATTCATAGATTTCTCCTCTTCATTTGTTAATAAAGGATGTTTTTCTAACTCTTTCAAGTCAAAACTTTTTTCATTTTTCATTTGATTTACTAGCTTTCTTGACCAGCTAAATCCAGCATCTCCACCCCATAATGCCCATGCTATTCTTCCGTTTGATGGGTAGCCCTTCTCTCCCTGTCTAAATCCTTCAGCTTTTTTGTCAACCTCATGTCTGCTAAAAAAACTATACATCCTTTTTATAGTTTCATCAGAAAGGTTTTCGCCATTTAAAATTTGATTTGCCCTTTCAGCACCAATTCTAGTGCCACCTCTTCCATGTTCTTTTCTCCAATCCAAACCCTTTCTAGCTTCAGATTTCATACTTTGAGTTGGTTTACTCATCGTCTTGATCTCCACCATTAATATTGGCTTCTACTGGCTGTTTCTGACCAAATGGTTGATAGGCCAGTTCAATACCATATTGTTTAGCTAGTTCAATCTCTTTTTGATGTTGTTCAAATAGCTCTTCAGTATCTCTACCATAAGCAGCAGCTATATCTGAATAACTTATTGTTCCGTTTTGTAAACCAAGTACATTTGATTGCATTTCTTTTAATGGGTCAATCCAAGCAAAGCTTCTTGGTATAAAGTTTACTGAATTAGAGAATTTATCAAACTTACCTATTGGTAGATTAATACGACCCGTAGATATTGCCATCTCTAACCAAGATTGAAATATTGGGTTTACAAAATGCTCAATTGTAAATTGTTGATATATCTGATACATACTTCTATCTTCTAAAGCACCTTGTCTTATTGAGGAGTAATTAACTGAAGTTAGATCATTAGATAACGAGTGATAAGAAATATTCAAACCTGATGCAATACTTCTTAAAACACTAGTTGTAAATGAATCAAAGGCAGATGTTGGGTGTGTTGGGTCAAAAGCCTTAAAGTCCATACCTTGTGGAAGTTGCTCAAAGACCCCAGCCTGTGCGTTCATTGTTGGATTGAAGGTATCTTCGTATTCACCATCACCAACATAACCATCACCATCAGGTGAGGTAAAGAAACCCATTTTAGATGCACCAACTCTAGCTGCAACTATTTCTGCTTCTAAATAACCATTTAACATTTTCACATTAGCCATTGATGTAGCAACCAAAGAAACACCTCTAGTTTGTTCTGCCCTAGTAGGTAGGTAAGCATGGATAATTTCATCTGCTGGAACTCTAATGTGTTCGTTTTGAGCTATATAAGTTCTATCGTAAGGATGGTTCTTGTAAAGATGATAAGCAACTGGTTTGTCGTACTTATCAACCTCAACACCCATCTTAACTCTATTACCAGTTTGTTTATAAATATCATTCTTAGTTTCGTCTAAATGATCTGCTTCCAAGAACTGAATTTGAAAACCAAAGGGTGAGTTGTTATCTTTTATTTTTCTTATTAAAACCTCACCATCTCTAGCCAAAGATTCAATAAATATTTTCTGACAATCTAAAAATGATAATCTTCCATTTGTAGTGCAATTACCTACTTTTGACCAATCTTTCCAAGCTGACTCAATGAGCTGGTTAGCAGCAATGTCTAATGAACCATTATCATTTCGACTTTTACTACTAACTCTTATGCCATGCTTACCGATAACATTAGACACCATCAGGTTAAGGTATCTTGCAATGTAGCTATCGTTCCTTGCTAACTCTCTTGCTCTATCTCTTAATATTCTTATGTTATCTCTTATTTCAGCATCGGCACTTGTAGAGCTTGTTATAAAGTCTGCAAACAATCTACCAGTATTAGCACCAGTATAACTTCTTCTATAAGCCTGTTTCTTTTTCTTTTTAGGCTCGTTAACGCCTAGTATTCTGTTATACCATGCCATTATGTGTAACTCTTAGGTGTAGAACCAGTAGAACCACCAAAATTAACCTTGATAGTGTTTCCTGACCCTCTTTTGTTTTTAATTCTTAATTGTTTTACTTCTTTTAGATATTCAGCCTTGTATCTAGCTCTGAATGTTAAAAGTTCGTCTATAGACATTCTTGATAATGACCTTCCAGCTATAGACATAGATGATTGGTCGATATTTGCCCTATTCTCAATAACAGCTTCTACTGCATCTAAAACAATCTTTGCATGACTTCTAACTGAAGCAGTTGTAGTAGCATAATTATCTTGAACTTCTACAAAGCCTTCTTCTAACTTAACCCTTGCTGAGTCAGAGCTTCTAGTCATATAGGAAACCCAATTATAATTACCTTTTGTGTAAGAAGCAGTGCTAGTAGCTTCTATAATATAAGTATCATTGGACTCGGTGGCTGTTAATGTAAAATTAGAAACTGTTGCACCATCAACTAGATTAAACTCGTATGATAATACATAAGAAGCTACTGGGTAATCTTCTGATAAATCGTCTCTTTTCCATGCCCAAAAGTCTCCCAACTGCAATTCAGTGGGTACTTGTGATGGATAATTTGTTGAATCAAATTTGTTGCTCAAGCAAAAACCTCATAAATGTTTTAGATATATATCAATATAACACTATGGTTTTTTAAGAAAAAGTCAACATATTAAACAATAAATGTCAAATTACTTCCAAGAAGTAGCGAAATTACCTCTATTTATACCTTTTTGTGGCTTATTTTGCGGACTTTCTTTAGGTTTTGCTTGTTTTGTCAGTATTCTTTCTTCTATTGTATCGTAATTCGGGTTTAAGATGTAAATAGCCGCAAAATTATAAACCAAAGTATCTAACGCTTCATTTCTTGGCCTTACCTGCTTCCAAACAAGTGATTTTCTACCTCTAATGAATTTAGTTACTCTTTTTTCTGCTGTTAGCTGTTTAAAATACTCTTCATCTAAATCTGAGCAAAAATGCAAGGTGGTTGTGTCATTTTCAGCAGATAAACGTGCAAATATAGCTTCTTTTGCTGAATCTGTGCCTATTCCGTATAAAACCGCTTTGTTTTTACCCACAAATGTTGGTCTATTAGCTATTGGCTTTCCAGCTTGTGATAAACCCTTAACCGCAAAGATTCTTCGTGACTGTCTTGGTTTGGTAAATTGATAAACCATATTTGTATGATGCCCACCTGAGTCAATGGTGCAACATGATATGGGTATAAGTCTTTCAGATTCTGTCTTGAATCTTCTTTTCAAATAAGAATCTAAGTCTGACCAAACATTTTGAGCATTTGGGTCACCCCAAAATATCTTATAGTCACATACCCACGCTTCGTAATTCTTACCCCATCCGACTAATTGCAACTCCAACCTATCCTTCTGCGTGTCCACCCCAGCAGTTAAGATTAAAACATCTTCAGGTATAGCTGTGTAATCATAATTTAATCTACGTTCCAGCAAAGACTCATACTCAACAGCTTCTCCCTGTTCTTCCCATGACTCTCCTAAAGCTGTGTTTATCCATGTTTTTAACATTTCAGGTTGTTTTTTGGCTTCAAGAAAACTCTTGGCCATGTCTGCCCATGTTGACCATACAGAATACAACTCTGATATGTGAAAGCCTGCTGTATCTGACTTGGGTTCTGATGCTACCCACTCACCATGTTTTAACATCCATTGCTTTTTAGATTCATCAATAACAGAACCACAGTGCTCACAGGCGTATGTTGCTGTTTCAGGTTGGTTTTCTTCCCAAACCACGTTTTTCCACTTTAAAACCTGTTTCTCATTACATTCAGGACAAGGCACATGATAGTAGCGTTTATCTGATTCCTCAAAAGCAGTTTCTATTCTTGATAGTCCTTTTATAGTTGGTGTGGAACACATATATATCTTCTTGTTCCAAAAAGTAGTTGTTCTCTTGGTTGCTAGCGATATAGGGTCTCCCTCTGCTCCAGCAGAAGATTCATATCTATCAACTTCATCAGCAAGCACAATTCTAATTGGCCTTGATGCTAGTCCTGATGCTGAGTTAGAGCCTACTATGTTTAAATTACCACCAGCAAACTTTTTAGATAAAACTGTATTGCCACTATCTCTACTCCTTGGGTCTTTAACACAGTCTCTTATCTTCTCAGAATCGCGAATCATAGTAGCAAGTCTATCTTTAGAAAACGCTTGAGCCATCTGAAGTGTTGGTTGCATGATTAACATAGGAGCTGGGTCTTGGTCTATGTAGTAACCTATAACATTTAGCAATATCTCGGTTGCACCAATCTGTGCACTCTTGGAGAAAACTATACGCTGGATATCAGGGTCATTAAAAGAATCCATGATTTCTCTTTGATAGGGTGCTCTATCTGTACGCCATGCTCCAGCTTCTGCTGAAGATTCAGGTGATAGTTTTCTATAGGCATCTGCCCAGTCGCTAATCTTTAGATTCGGTGGTGGAGTCCATGTTTGGTTTGTCTCCTGTATCACCTTTTCTATATTTTTGAGGTATTCCATCTTGAGCCAGTTCGTTTAGTGCTTCATGCACTTGTTCTTTTATTATAAGTTCAGCTTCAGCGTATTTATCAACCGTTATGACTTGATGTGCAATTCTTGATGGCATCCCTAGAAGTTTAGCCCTAGCATTAGCAACATAATCAACCCAAGTCTCTTCAACCAATTCTGCTGGTATTAGTTTAGCTTCCATCTCTTCAACTTCTAACTCAGCTTTTCTAGCTTGAGCAGCAGTTAGTTTTGTTTTCTCTTCAGTTATATCACCTGAACCATCTTTCTTGGTATATCTAGCAGCTTTTCTTAAAAAGTTTATATATTGAACCCTGCAAGAGTCTATGTTTACTGGTGATCTTCCAGCACCAATGGTAAATACACCTCTTCCAATAAGGTCACTTACACTTTGTGGTGATAAATCTAAATGTACCGCTAGGTCTTTTCTTGTAGCCAATGTTCCATAATGTTTTTGGTGAACTAATACTCAATATCATAAATATATATGATTCAAGGCACAATTTCAAAGGTTATGTTTCTATTATAAATACAGTGAATGATATGGTGCTGTCTCTAAAAAAAGAATGGGGTGCTGCAACCTGCGTATGAGTAGGCCTGAAAGAACCTAAGTCCTGTTAGCCTTATATATAAAGGGATAGCGAGGACATGAGAAAAAAGCCGCCAAATATTAGAGAAAATGTAGATAAATGAATAGAGCACTACTATTCATAGAACTTATAAAGGTATTAAAAAAGAATTAAATATATATTTAATTTATACTTGACATACTAATATATATTTATATATAATAAGTTATGTTTAACAAAGTAAGGAGATAATAAACATGAACCACAAAAATTATGCAAAAGAATTATTCAAGCTCATAGAGGGCAAGGGCTACATAATAGAATGTGAAAGTGAACACGAGCCAATAAGCAAAGATGATGTATTAAAGCATCAAGTAGATGATGCGACTATTTATATATTAGATAAAGATAAGATTGATATTGGTTGGATATATTGGACGTTTTGGAATGACTGGGACGAATCAATATCCGATTACACTTCAGACCTTGATAAGATTTTAAATCTTGACGGGTTTATAAAGAACTATACCTATATGACAAATTAACCCCAACCCCCAACCCAATCAAGCCCGCTTATGTGGGCTTTTTGGGTGAAAGCCTAGCAATAATGCAAGGCTATAAAGTAAGGAGTATTTAAAATGAAAGTAACTAATATGTTAAGCACAAGAGGAAATAAAGTCCCAAATCAATTTATTATTAATAATAATGGAGAGGAATATTTCCAAAGTTATAAAAGCGTTATCGTTAAAAAATCTAAAGGAAAAATTTATCTTGATGATTATTATTGGGATTATTCAGTTACAACTGGAAAATATAGAAATGATTTTTTAGGAGAGGGAATAGCTGAAACTAGAAAAAAGATTGCTAGTGGTGAATATATATTAACTGACTTAAATTCTTAGAGGTAAACAATGAAATATAAAATAATAACGGGTGATAATTGGCTTGTAATGGTTAGTAAGTCTTTAAAGGATATTAAAAGCAAATTTAAAAGACTTGAGCAACAAGGCCACAAACCACAAATAATAAGGGGTAAATAATGAAAACAAAAAATCTAGAAGCATACTTAAGCGGTGGTATAGAGAAGCATATTGATGGCTCTTTTACTATATATGGATATATTGACAACTTAGAGAGTGGCGAGGAAATAGGCAGGCATAGATGCAGTTATATGGATTATTCAATTAAAGAAGCAAGAAAAAGGTTTAAGATTGAACTAAAAGACATTCTTGACTTATGCGAGGAATACAAAATATTTAATAATGATGACTGGGTTGAGTTTGATTATCCCCATAAAGCCACCTTTTAACCCCTAGAAAAAATAATTTTTCACCCCGTTTTATACGGGGTTTTTTTTGCTCTTAATAATATCAACCCCTAAGCTAAAGACATTCTAAGCCATTCTAAGCCCTTGTAATAATCATTTAATGCATTACTACTAATATATAATAATAGATCAATACAAAGCCTTACAATGCTTTTACTGTTCCTGTTGTTGTTCTTGTTGCTGTTCCTGTTCTTTTGTGCTGGTGGCCTGTGTTATTTTTTTTGATTCAATTATTTTTTTTTAAAATATAAATTTGCCTTAAATATAAATTTGCCTTTATGAAATTTGCATCAAAACAGTATTTGCCTTTATGAAATTTGCCTTAATTATAAATTTGCCTTGAAACTAAATTTGCCTTGAAACTAAATTTGCCTTAATTATAAATTTGCCTTTATGAAATTTGCCTTTATGAAATTTGCCTTTATGAAATTTGCCTTTATGAAATTTGCCTTTATGAAATTTGCCTTTATGAAATTTGCCTTAAAAAAGAATTTGCATTTAGGTATTGCATACTAATATATATTAGTATATGATGGGTGTATGTTAAATAAAAGTAAGGAGTTAAATAACATGAGAGAACAAACAATACAAGAATTTACAAGGGATTTGCTACATAGAGAAAGGGTGAATTCAATTGGTAAAGAATTAACTGATGCACAGATATTAGACAATATAACCCAATGCGAAAAGATGGTTATAGAATTTGCTTTATCTGAAATGCAAAAGATAACCAAGCCTTTAAAAGAAGAGTTTGGAAAGGAGCAAGACAATGAGTAAAAACGAAATGATTAATGAAATACAAAGTTTATGCAACGCTAACAAAGATAACATGCATTGCTCTATATATTGGCTAGCAGACCAAATAAAAGAAATAGTTGAAGGAAATAGTTATCTTGGAGACTTGGAGGAGCAAGAATAATGAATGATTTTAAAAACGGAATTGCTGATGCTTTGCTTTATGGAAACATGAGAGAAAACAATATTAGCGATATGTATAAACAAGGTTATGACTTTGGAATAACTATTTATTGTCAACTAAAGGAGCAAGAGTAATGAGTAAACCAAATATAAGAGATGATTTTTCTTATTTTGTAAGAAAAAACGAAACATATAAAGCGGTTAAAGAAGCAAGCATTTCTATTGCTTGTTTACAAGATGATAATTTTGAAAGAACAAAAGAATTAAACGAAGACTTAGAACACATACAAAAACAATTAACCATAATAGAAAACTATTTTGAGGAACAAGACTAATGATAACAATAGATCGAATTAAAAATATCGCAGAAGATATTATTGCAGATGATGAATGGGTAAATGATAGCCATACTAAATCAGAACATGAAGGTATTAAAGATGGATTGAATAGACTAATAAGACATTTAGAGGAGGTATATGATGAAAATAGAATTATTAGTGACTGTTGAACAGTCATACGAGGTAACAGCAGAAACTATAGACCAAGCAAAAGATCAGATAAGTAAACTTTGGGAAAAGGAATTTAATTTGCCCTTAACAGATGACCAAATGCAAATTATGAATACTAACGAGGAACAAGACAATGAGTAAAAACGAAGCAATACAATGGCTAGGCAATAGAGGGCAAATGATGGATGTATCAGAGATTATCAAATGCAAAAAAGTCGGCAAATATCTATTTATACTTTTTAATGACAACCCAAATGAAGTTATCCAATATAACCTATATGACACTTTTGGAGAATGTGAAGAGGGTTATTGTCTAGAAGACTTTAAATGGACTAAAAACCATATTAGAACAAGATTAACAGGTGAATTTTATGAATGATTGGATAACAGAACAAGAACTTAAAACAGCTAAAAGCAAGGCTTTTGAAATATTTAAAGATTTTTGTAAAGACAAACAAGGATGTGAATCAGATTGGGTTGAAATAGAAGTAGACGGAAAGTTTTTTGATGTTGAGTGCTTTGATGATAATATGAGTAAAGAAAGGACTGATACATTTTGTGCTATATATCCTGTATACCCTACAGAATGCGGAAAATATAGAGAAACAGATTGTGATAATTGGGTGAGATTATTTACATTTAAAGATGATTCGTTGATGGGTTTAGTAATAAACTAAATTTGCAGTAAAGGTGAATTTGCCTTAATGGTAAATTTGCCTTTATCTCATTACCTTTTTAACTCTTTTGATAGCCTGTTTATTGATCTCTTTATAAAGATTATTCTTAACAACCTTTTCAGATAACTTAAAGAAATCAATAAGTTTTTTATGTTTAATAAATGGAGTAAATGCAACAAGCAATTTAAGACCCTCTCTACCCTTCCTACCTGTTCTTTGCCATATACCATAAGTACCCGAACCTTTACCTTTAGGCTTGCCCATAAAACGACTGTTTGCCCTATCGCTTTTAGCGGTTTTATCTATTCCCTTTAACAACCCCGAACCCTTGCCGCCCTTTTTAGTGCCACTTCTAAGCTTCTGTATGTTGCCAGTAGTACCAGCAAATGGTAGCCCATCTCTTGTCGGTGATGGGTAACCCTCTCTCCTAGCGTATTCATCTTCTCCAGTATAAATATAGTAAAGGAATTTAGCGGCATAATCTTTAACGATTACTTGTGCTGATAAGTCGTATTTATTTGGTTTGGCATACTTATTAACAGCAACAGCATTTATGCTTGTTTTCATGGGCTTGTTAAGTTTTTGTTTTAACTTATCATTGTTTGCCTTAGCTGCTATTTCGGCTGTTTTATTGATTCCTTCTGACATACTTTTAAGAAACACTTTTTTCTGTATAACCTTCATTTCTTTTTGCAATTTTTTGATATCAGTTTTAATTCTTATATCCATATTTGCCTTTTATAAATTTGCCCAGTGGCTTTTATTATCAAACTTCAAGCCATTCTCATTTGCCAATTTTAGAATTGTCGATTTGCTTTTACCTAAAGATACAGAAACTTCGTTTAGCGATTTGCCTTTGTCAATTTGCCTTTTGAGTTTAGTAATATCGATTTGCTTTTTATCAGCCATTAAAGATTCTCATAATGTTCTATCAACTTATCAATATACCATTTTGCCTTGTTTAAATCTTGGATGTTGGCATTTTTGTCTTTATGCCTGTGAATGTACTTAATCGCTGAACCCTCTAGGTAGCTCGGAAACTCTTTGCCTAGTTGTTGTTTTATATATTCAATACATTCAAATTTGCCTTGATTGTAATGGCTCGGCCTGTTTACAGGGTCGTGATTTGCCTTTTCGATTTGCCTTACACTATCCCATTCTTGTGGTGTTATATTGTCTATACTCATTTTTTTCTCCTTTTAAATAATATATTTGCCTTTCGTTGAAAAGACCACTCTAAAAACCTATCTAACAATTTGCCTATTTGCATTTATTAAATTTGCATTCTTTTGGTAGATACACTTCTACAAAAACTCCACAGGAACATGAAAGATTTGTAACCATAGAATAATCTTCATTTTCATCTTCTATATCGTGATCTCCACCCCAAATTAAATTTTCTCCACAATGCCAACAGTTCATTTATTTCTCCTTGCTATTTCATTTTTGCATTTTTGTATGATCTTTTTCTTTGCACTTGATGATTCAATGTAATCATTGAGTTCTTGAATTGTCATACTTTTTAAATAGTAATGTTCTGTAACAAATTTGCCTGTAGCCTTACCTCTTATTGTTTGACTTTTTTTAAGTTTAATGGGCATAAGTTAATTTACCTTTTTGTAAATGTTTAATATCATTGTAACGAACTTTGACTATCTGATCTTTTCTTCCATATCTTGTGTAAAGCATATTGTAATCGTTTTTGCTATTTGCAATTTGCCTTATATTGTTACAGTGATCTAGTAAGTCTTTAGTTTCAAAGAAAAGAAAAGAATTCATATCTATTACATCCATTACAATGTATTTTGATTTGCCTTTTAACCATCCATCCTTGCCATTTACATTTATAAGTTCCAGCCATATACAATTTGTGTATCTATTGCCTTTAACATCTATAGGCACATCATTAACAAACATATCAATATGTTCATGCATATCTTGTGATAAATTTGCTTTTACCACTTTTTTTCCTATAGCTTCAAGCAGATAAATCAATTTGCTTTCAGTCTGTTTTCCTTTTCTTAGGTCGTTTATTTGTTTTTGCATTTTTAAATATCTTATCCCAGTTTTCATCTATCTTCTTTTTATCTTCTTTCCTTCTTTTACTACCTTTACCTCCATGCCACTTAGACATAATCAATCCTCTTAAAGTTTACTGACTTATCTAGCCTAGATAGAATTTGCTTTGCTTCCATAAAATCTTTTGGTATGCATCTTAATAATTCCTCTATGCTGAATATCATCATATCGGGTTCATCTTTGTGTATTTTTACAAGCACTGGCTTCTCATCA